CACAACTTTGATCATCTACAAATGTCGGAATGCCTTCACACACTGCTGCCACACTTGCTGAACTGTTAAAGAATACAGCACTGTGCGCACCTTGCAAATTGTCAATCAATCTGCTTTGCTCAGGATGTATCACCACAGTGCCTAACCGTCTAGCATGTCTGCCTGTGTATTTTGCAAAGTCGGTCATGTTGTACTGACCAGGATGCGGACGTATATGTATGGGCCTACCAGTTACTTTTCTAATTGCTTGAATTTTTTCCCACAACCATGTCATAGGATCCAAAGTCTTCATAGCAAAACCGCCGTCTCGTTGCATGCCAATTAAAACATGACCATTGTTGTTTTGTGGAGGCTTTAATTGTATGCCCAAGGCAGAACTAATTTCTTGCCATTTGCCATTGTTGCTGTTGAGGTTGGCATATTCCGCACGATCATAAAAAGGACCGTTGAGACTGTATCTCAAATACGTGCCTTGATTGTCAAGATACTTCCAACAGCTGGCATCTATACACATGGTATGATTGCCTTGCACCCGTTGTTCAGCAATGATTTGTTTACGTAACGCAATGTTTCGACCGCCAGTGTTTGTGGTAGCCCAGCCCAGCATCACTGCCAACCGACTGGGAGTATATGTGTGTTCCCATTCTACTTTGACTGTGTGTCCTGCGGCTTTTACACCTTGAGCAAAACTTTCCAAGCACTCAATTTTTCTTGGATGCTTTTGTGGATTTGCCACACTGCTGACGTAAACAACAACATCAACCACCTTGTAATATTCTCCATGCAGTGCCATCGCGCATTTCTGGCTCGGTAAATTGACAATAGGCCATGTGCCTGCACCATGCATGCAAATCATCCAAACTGGGTTTTTTGATGTATTCAATTTCACTAATGCTTTGACTGCACAACGGTGCAGCCGCATTGGGCCCAAGTGTAATGGCCGGCTTGCCGTATATCAACGCTTCACCGGCAGCAATACTAGAAAAAGTCACTAGACAATAAATGTCTTGACTCAAGGCTGCTTCCATGCTGTCGTCACTGACTCTTGAAGTACGCCCAGGTTTGCGCCTGACCACAACTGGACGATCAGTTGTGGCTGCAATTTCTGCCAGAGTCTGTTCCAGCCAAGTTTCAAGATCTATGTCATACAAGTTCAGTAACTTTTGGCTGGGTGGTGCCAGTAATATTCTACGTCCATCACTGCGACACTTGGCAGGTTTGATACCAGTGCGTTCAAATCTGTCACCTGGTCGGTCAATTATGGGGCCAAAATTTTGAACATCATTTTTTGTAACTCTGTGATAAGATTTCTTTTTGCCATTGCCAAAGTAACCAGTGTCTATGTAGTAAAAGTCTCTGCCAGCGGTGCGGCAAGCATCCATTTGTTTGCGTTTGGTTATGCCGCGCAGGATAACTGGTGTCATTGATGGTTCACTTTTGCTCCAGGTGGTTATTTGTCCACCTGCTCCCAAGGTCATGCTCTGTATAATAGGATCAAACATTTTGCCCTTTTCTTCGTATCTAAATTCACTGTCAAGTCCGTGAACTGCACCGGTATCAAGTGCTCGAATTTGTTCAATTATTTGCTCAATATCAACACCGTAGTAGGCCCCGGCTGGATCCACACGATATTTTATGATGTCTCTAAATAGTTCGGCCATTTCAGGAGGAACCATTTCAAGTTCATGCCGCGGCAGCGGTGCTAGTTCTTCATCCATTTTTTGTTCTCTGTTCGCAATAGGTAGTTAACATTCGTTCACCGTGCCATTCGTTGCAAAAACTTCCACGAGCAGCAAATTCATCAAAGCACGGCGTGCCCAAGGTATAGTGTACAAGTTTGGCATTGGGATTCCAGTCATATTCAACATCCAACCAGTTCCACTCTGGTGGTAGTTCACCTATGCGTTCATCATCCAACCAGGTGAATCTATGCAGTTCTGCCCCTGTTGATTGTTGCACAAACTCAGGTGTGAGTCGACGATTGGGAAAACTGTTGCAGTTCCATAAGATCACACTTGACCAGTTTTTGCGTGGGTAGTCTTCGTTTCGGCTGCCAAGATACTTTTCAGTCATGCGTGTTTTATAGTCATGTTTGACTACCATGACATCTTTGGCAAGATTTTTGGCTTCCCATAACTCCACAATGTCCCCACGCAGGATCATGTCGCCGTCGATGAATATAGCCCAGCCCGAATAGTCCATCAGATGCGGCACAAGAAAGCGACTGTAGATAAATTGATTTGAACCGTCGGTGTGTGTTTCGTCATAATCTTGAAACAAGTTCAGCGCCACAGGAATGATGGCCACTGGTTGACTGGCATGTCTAATAATACTATTCACACATGTATGGTATGCTATGGCTTCTCTGGGATCGTAGCCTACAAATATAGGAATAGGTTTCATTTACGTTCAATGTCATCTTCAACACAGCGTTCGCCATATTGTATTTCAATCAATTTCAAAGGCTGATCAGTTTCATTACACAACTGGTGCCACTCATTGACCTTGATAAAAGTGTGTTCATGCATGACAAGACTGCACTTGACTTCTTGATCAGTTGAGGCCTCGTCCAAGGTGTACACTGTGGCTGCACCTTCGGCCACAAACCAAAACTCTGCACGTTGATCGTGACGTTGCATGCTCAAACATGTACGGGGCATCACAGTGAGTTCTTTGAGTTTGGTGTTGGCACCCACTTCATGCAACACACGATAATACCCCCAGGCACGTTCTGTTTTGGGGGCTTTCCAGTCTTGCAAGATCCAACTGCTTGAGTTGGCTTTGTTTTCACCACCAACTCCAAATTCAAACGCCACATCGTCAAACACCATTTCGGGGCAGTTGACAGCAGTGCGATCACCGCCATTGGCAAATATGAATTTGGAATTGGGCACAGTATAGTGTGACCGAGCCACATGTATGGCATCTATAGATGTGTTGTCAGCATCGTCAAACTCGATCACACGGTCTACCATGCGTAGATTTTCAATGATGGCTCGTCGTTCTTTGACCGGCAAAAACGGTCTACCTTTTTTGCGTGTGAGCCAAGCATCGCTGTTGAGTCCCACTACCAATCTATCCCCCAGCTTTTTTGCTGCTTCAAAATAGGCAATGTGTCCTGAATGTAGCGGGTCAAAACCGCCGGTGACTATTACGATTTTCATATGGATATTTATCTACGCAGATTATGGGGTCAAAGTGTTGTGATGTAATTCTAATACCAACTTGGATACACCAGCCCATGTTGAAAATCGCTGTTGCCACCATTCAGCTGGGTGCAAACTGGCATAGGGTTTTTTCAAATTCTTTGGTGGCTCCATTCCTATGCCAATGATGCATACCTTTGCAGTGACTTGTTCTAGTTTTTGTTTTATATCATCAATCTGTTGATCTGTACAAAACTGCAACACATCAAGACATATACTGCAATCAAAAGAGTTGTTCCAGTCAGGCTCCTGGCTGACCGGCTCATATCCAGGATCAAACTGATACACTGCACTTAGTGGTATGCCCAAGGAATCATGCACATGGTAAACACTGTATTGGTGCCCTTTACCGCAACCATAATCTAACAGTGTCTCACAGTTGTGTTGTTCAAACACTGATTTTATTGTTGAGAGATATTGCAGAGTACCTTTGCCAGCCCAGTTTTTGTTACTGGCATGGAATTGTTTTACCAAATCTAACTGGGTGGTCATACTGTGATATCTTCCATGCCGGCTGTGCGCAGTCTGACCACATGTCCCATTTGCCACTGCTTGGTGTCCAGGCCTTTCATGATACCCAGCCAACGATTGCGTAGCAAGGCCACTTCGTTGATGATGGTTTCAAAGTCCACAACTTCTTCTTCACCATCCACGTATTTTTCAGCGTCACGTGCTGTGAGCGCACGAGCATAACCTTCAAGATATTTCTTGAAGTGCCGGGTACGTATTTTACGCAGTTGAATGTTGAGAAAGTTCAACACAGCTTCGATTTCTTGTAGCTGGTTGAACCTGTGCTCAGTTATGCCTGGTAGTGCTGTGATATTCTTTTCTACCAGGCCGCCAATTTTACAGTCACGTTTGGCATCGGTCAACTCTGATTCAAAGTGTGCAATAAAGTCAGGTATGTTGCCAAGGTCAGCAACTACTCGGCTGTACCACATCAGTAGTCATCTTCTTGATTGTAGTTGTCCTCGTCATCAAACTCTTCTGCTTCTTCGTCTTCTGCATAGTCCTTGTCATTGTCCAGGTATGCTGTGAGAGCTTTTTTGATGTCTGAATCACCTTTGAAGGCTTCTCGAATTTCGTCCACATCATGGTCATGATCAATAAGGATGGCCACAATACTTTCGGCAGCATCCATACGATCTACCACGTTGACATATCGTTTTAACTCGCCCCAAATTTCACTTGCTACTTCTGCTGACATGTTATTCCTCCGTTGTGTCGGCTGTACTTACCTCTGTTTTGATGTTCTTGAAGTCCGTCATGACTTTGTCCAAGCAACCATCATCGTTCTTTTCCCAGGCTTTGCGGAACTTCTTGATGATCTCGCCATCTGACGTGGTAAACACCAGGCTGTTGCCTTCACGCTTGAGCAGTTCTTTCTTTTCA